GTGCTCTTCCGTTCTCGAGATCTGCTCGAGCTCGCGCGCGCCGGCCAGGGTGAGTGCTCGGCCGGTGAGCCAGCCGGTCGAGTCGCGTAGCCGGAACGTCATCACGGACGGGTCGGGCTGCTGGTCGATGCCGTCGGTGCCCCACTGGATGCTGAAGCCGTCCAATGCGGCCACGTCGTTGTCGTGGTTGTTGACGGCAACCCAGCCGTCGCCCCAGTCGAGGAACATGAAACACTGCTGCGCCACTAGTTGCCTCGCTTCCGGTCGTAGTCGCGGAGAATCTTCCTGATTTCGCGTGCCACGCCCTCGCGGTCCACGGGCGCGTTGAACGTGACGTTGAAAACGGTGGCCGTACTGGCCGCCTGACTGCCGGCGGTGGTACCGCCGTTGAACACGACGTTGGACAGGCGGCCGTTGATGTTGCCGATGGCGCGGCGCACGTCCGTGTCGAAGCCGAGGCCGAGGCCTTTGGCGAGGCCCTGCATGATGAGGCGGCCGTTTTTCACCAGCAGCACCTTGTCGTAGGCGGCGGGGCCCTTGTGCTCCGCGATCCAGTCGGCGATGCCGCCGATGAACCCGGTCACGTTGTTCCACGCGGATTTCAGACCGTCGAGGAAACCCTCGATGATGCTTGAGCCCGCGTTCCACAGCAGCCGTCCAACATTGCCGATGGCGGACAGGATGCGGCCGGGCAGTCCGCTGAACCAGCTGACCACGTTGTTCCACGTGTTCTGCGCGAACTGGGCTGCGCTGGAGAAGAACGCGCCTATCCTGCCGGGCAGTGATTGGAAGAATCCGATGATGTTGTTCACGCACGCGCCGATGAAGCTGGTGAAGTTGCTCCATATCTGCCGGCCGCTTTCGGTCTGGGTGAAGAAGTAGACCAGTCCGGCCACCAGGGCGGCTATGAGCGTGATGATCAGCACGATGGGGTTGGCGTTCATGGCCGCGTTGAGCGCCCATTGGGCCACGGATGCGGCCGTGTTGGCGATGCTGAACCCCTGCAATGCGGAGGATACGGCGGTGATGACGCCTGCGACTTTGAACACGGCGAAGCCGGTGCCGATGCCGACCAGGGCGGCGCTGATGGGTTCCGCGTTCGCGCTCACCCAGTCGGAGAACGCGGTGAGTTTGTCGGCCACGTCGCCCACGATGCCGGCCGCGCCGTTGAAGGCGTCGCCCAGCGCGGTGCCGGCGGCGGACGCGACGCCGAACGAGTCGGTGAGCGGCGCGAACTGGGCGAGCACGTCGCCGGCGGCTCCGGCGAGGCTTTTGCAGGTCTCCCACACGTATCCGAAGATGTCGCTGGCGGTCTGCACCGGGCCTGTGTCGTTGAACGCGGTCATGAAGTCCGTCACGGCGGTTTTCGCGGTGTCGAACGTGTTGGCGGCGGTGTCGCGCACGGTGAGCAGGAAGTCGGTTATCGGGCTGTCTTCCTCGATGTTGAACGCCTCGCGCAGTTCTGCGCTGAAGTTGCCGTCCCTGACGAGGGTTATCACGCCTTTCAGGCCGGTTGTGGCCTTGCCGCTGAACGCCGTGATCTTCTCGGCGGCGACGCCCATGGCGGAGGTCACGGCGGGTTTCACGAGGTCGAAGGCGTCGGTGAGGCCGCCGACCACGGACGCTTCGAGGTTGCCCATCGCGCCTTCGATGGTCTTGGTGCTGGTGGCGGCCTCCTTGGCCGCGTCGCTCATGCCGAGCTGGATCAGCGCCTGGTTGAACTCGTCGGCGGTGATTTCGCCTTTGGCCATAGCGTCCCTGAAGTTGCCGGTGTACGCGCCGTTGGCGAGCATGGCCTCCTGGAGCTTGCCCGAAGCGCCGGGGATGGCGTCGGCCAGCTGGTTCCAGTTCTCCGTCGTCAGCTTTCCGGCTCCGGCGGTCTGGGTGAGCATCATGGCGACGCTTTTGAATGTGTCGCTGTTGCCGCCGGCCACGGCGTTGAGGTTGCCGGCGGCTTCGGTCAGTTCGGTGTAGTTGCCGATGCCGTTGGCGGCGAGCTGGGCGGTGGTGTTCTGGATCGTGGTGAGGTCGTACACGGTGTCGTCCGCGTATTTGCGGGTGGCTTTGGTGGCGGCCTCCACGGCGCTGGTGTCGAGGCCGGCGAAGCTCATGGTGTTCTTGAACTTGTCGGTCGAATCGCTCATCTCGACGACCGCGCCGCTGAAGTTCCTGAGCGTGTCCCACAGGGCGGTCACGCCCTTCAATGCCGCGCCGCCCATGAAGCTGCCGAACGCGGCGGCCTTGCCGGTCGCCTTCTCGAACGCCTTCACGGCGTCGTTCGCGTTGCCCGTGATGCGCACGGACATGATGGCGCTATGCCCCGCCATTGTCCACCTCCTTTTCGGCTCGTTCCATTTCCTCTGTCAGCAGGCGTATGCCGGTGCCCCAGTCGAGTTCGCTGGCCTCGTTCCTCCATTGCCACGGGGTGCCGCCGAAGCGGCGGGCGAGGATGAAGCTGAGTCGGCCGAGCGAATCGTCTGGCCACGCGGCTAGTTCGTAGGGTCCAGCTGCGCGTCCTCCGTGTCGTCGGGCGTGTTGACCACCACGTCGATGATGTTGTCGAGCCACTGTTCGTAGGGGAGTTTGGTCTTGCCCTGCTGGCGTGCGGCGGTGTAGGCGAAGTAGTAGACGAACCGGATTTTGCAGTTCTCCACGGGCCCCCACCCGTTGGTCTGGGCGTGTTCCTCGGCCTGGCATTGGGCGCGGGCGGTGAGGGTCACGGTGTCCTCGTGGCCGTCCTGGTAGCCGATGGTCGCGGTCTTCTTCAGCATGGCTTATGCTCCTTTGACTTGTTTCATGGTTTTCTCCACGAACGCCTCGTATGGTTTCATCCAGGCGTTTTCGCTTCGGGCCACGCCGTTGTTCACGTACAGGCGTGGTTTGATGTGGTGGCCGGGCCACCCGTAGTTGACGGGGCCGGCGTAGGGCACGGCCTTGCGGCCCGCGCGGATCACGCCGGCCTTTTTGGTTGCGCCGGCGCGCAGGGATTTCGAGAGTCTGCCGGTCTTGCCGACGGGGGCGAGGGCCTGCACGGCGGGTAGGGCGATTTCGGCCGCTTCGCGGTTCACGCCCTTGAGTTCGTCCAGGTCCGCGCCGGCCTTGCGCATGGTCTGTACGAACCGTTTCTGGCCGACGACCATAAGGGCCTTGCCGGTGTTCATGCGCTGGCCGGGGCCGTGTAGGTGGTGTGCTTGAGGTTCGTGACGGGGAAGCTGAAGTCGTTGGTGTTCTTCGATTTCACGTCGCCGCCGACGCCCACGGGGGTCACGGTCACGTCGCCGGTCCATTTGATGGCCCCGGTCTTGTTGGGTACGAACTCGAACGGCAGGGTCTCGTTGGCGTGGTCGAAGCACCACACGCTCAGGCCCTCGGCGCTGAAGTCGTCGCCGATGGTGCCTTCCATCGTCCAGGTGGTGGACGTGTTGGCCTCCTGCGATCCGTCCAGATAGGTGGTGGGGTCGTCGCTGGAATTGCTGGGGTTGAGCTGCGCCTTGGTCAGGTCGGCGCTGAAGTCGCGGCCGTTCTTCTCGTCGGTGATGTTGAACGAGCCGGGGCCGAGTGTGCGCACCTTGCTTGCCATGATGGTTCCTTTCAGATGATTTCCAATGGGTTGAGTGTGAGCTGGTAGGCGGCGAGGTCCCCCGCGCCGGAGAGGCTGAGGGTCACGGGCCGTGCCGCCTGGATGTTGAGCTCGTGTTCGGCCATGAGGTCGATGGCCCGCATGACGAGTTCCAACGCGGGGGCCTGGGTGGCCATGGTGCCGGCGATGACGTCGAGCCTCCACGTGATGTCGGGCTCGTTGCCCCATTTCTTGTAGGTGAGTTCGGGCGGTTCGATGAAGACGGCCACCTTGTTCGGCAGGGGGCGGGCCTTCTGCTCGTCTGCCGTGACGATCTGCACGAGGTCGCCCAGGCAGTCTTCGAGCAGGCGGGTGAGCGCGTCGCGTTCCTGGATGACGAGGCTGCTCATCATGCCACCGCCAGACTGCCGGCCATGACGCCCACGGCGTTGAGTTTGGGGTACACGCTGCGCAGCGGGTCGGTGGACACGCGGAACGGTTCGAGCGTCGAATCGGCGACGCTCATCACGCCGAACCGCGCGTCACGCGAGTTGTAGAGGTCGGCGGCGCACGACACGATGCAGTCACGGCGCACGTCGGCGGGGCATGTCTGGCCGGCGATGGCGGCGTCCACGTAGGTGGTCGCGGTCCGTATCTTCGCGGTCAGGCGTTCGTTGTCGCCGGCGGGCATGTTCACCTCGTCGCGCAGCAGGGCCACGAGTTCGCTTGTCTCGTCCGTCATGGTCAGGCCGCGAACTTGATGGGGATCAGGCCCGTGGGCAGGGTGGCGGCGACGGCGAGGTAGCCGTACACGCTGTAGCTGTCGGTGAGCTTGGTCGGGTCGGTGGCGGACAGCTGGGTGGGGCCGCCGGATTCCCAGACGGTCACGGCCTCGGGGTCGATGAAGCAGGCGGTGCCGGCCGGCGCGGCGGGCAGCATCTGCACGGGCAGGCGCAGGAAGCGGCCGGCGATGCCGGTCAGGTCGAAGTCGCCCAGCGTGTCGCTGCCGTCGCCGCTCAGGTCGAAGAAGCGGCTGCCGGAGTCCTTGAGGGCCACGAGCGCCTTCATCACGTCCTTGCTGACGCCGAGGCGGGTCAGGTTGACGTTGCGGTCGTCGGCGAGTTCGGCGGCGTCGATGATGAGGCCGGCCCACTGGTCGATGGTCATGGCGTTCAATGCGGCGGGCGCGTCGAGTTTGTTGGGGTCGGTGGCCGCGTCGCGCTGGGTGGCGATGGTGTCGTAGAGGAACTGGCGGACCTTGTTCTCGGTGGCTTTCGCGTAGGCGTTGCGCAGGGCCTTCAGCGCGGTGTTGAGCATGGGCGTGGTCGAGCGTTCGATGGTCTGGCGCGACAGGGTGGTGTAGCCGCCGTAGGTGCCCACGGTGGTCACCTTCGTGCCGAACGACACCTTGCCGAACGCGAGCGTGTCGCCTTCCTTGGCCTGCGCCGTGACGCTGGTGGTGTCGGTCTCCACGACGTTGTATTCCATGCTCATGCCGGTGGAGGGCAGGCTGTCGTGGGTGAGGATGCCCATGACCTTGCGGCGCTGTTCGATCAGTCGCAGGTCGTCCGCGATCCAGGTGCTGGTGTTGCCGGTGTTGCCGGTCACGATCAGGTCGCGGCCTTCGCGGTACAGGTTCACGGCCGCTTCGTCGCCGTCCACGAGGGCGCGCAGGTATTCGCCCGCGTTGCGGTATTCGCCGCCCATCGTCTTGCGTTCGGGTGCCGCGCCCTTGGCCAGCGCGGCCTTCATGCCACGCTGTTCCTCCTGGATGCCGTCGAGCATGGCGCGCAGTTCCTCGTCCATGTGGTTCTCCTTCTGGTTGTCGGTTTGGTCGTTTCCGGTTTCGGACATGTTTTCGTGGGCTTGTTCGCGCTGGCCGGTGATGACCGCGTTCGGATACGCGGGGATGCCGGTGACGGCCACCTCGAACAGATCGACCTTGCGTCGATGCACCTCGGTGACGCCGTCGTCGGCGGCCACGTTGCGGTTGTCCACGGGGATGAAGCCGACGCTGAACCCGTCGTAGACGCCTTCGCGCACGAGTTGGATGGCCTCGCGCGCGGCCTGGGTGCCGGCGAGCTTCGCGGTGATGTGCAGGCCGTCCGCCTCGGCGTCCATGCTGGTGACGCGGCCGATGAGCTCGCCGTGCTGCCGGCTGATTTTCACGCTGTCGCGCGAGCCGAAGTCGGTGTCCGGGTCGAACACCTCGGCGTAGTCGCCCCATAGGGCGTACCTGGTGTTGAACGGCACGGCGATGCCGGTCAGGATGCTGCCGTCCCCGTCTTCCGCGTCCCTTACCTGGATGCCGCGCACGTCGAGCGTGCGCCGTTCCATCAGTCTGTCGTTCATTGCTGGTTCTCCTTCACTGGTTCCGGCGTGGATGCCAACGGGGGCAGTCCCCGGTCGGCGCGCACCTCGTCCACGGTCATCCACTGGTGTTCCAAAGCGCTGGCGTAGGCCGCGTACCGTTCGCTGGTGTTCGTGCGGCCGCTCGAATCCCAGTCGAACCGCGCCTCGCGGCCGCGCGGCAGAAGACGGTTGAACAGTTCCTCGATCTCGCCCGCGTAGGCGGCCAGCGTGTAGTCCGCGAACTCGATCCAGCTTTGTTCGATGTTCTGATAGGTCAGGTTGCTGCCATCGACGGCCGCGAGCATGATGGACGCGGGAATGCCCAACAACCGCGCGATCTGGGTCGTGTCGAACTTCTGGGTCTCCAGAAACTGCAAATCGGCGGGCTTGAGGTCCAAGGGCACGTATTTCAGGCCATCGGAGACGAAACGCACCTGGCCGGCCTGGCCGTCCTTGCCCCAGTCGTCCTTCAACGCCTTCAACGTGGGAAGGCTGACCTTCTGCTCGGTGGTCACATAGCCCTTGATGTTGCTGGAATCGGTGTAGAACTTGGCCTTGTAGTCGCGGGCCATCTGCGCGGACTCGACCTCTTCGCGGGCCGCGCCGATGGGTCCCAAGCCCCTGAGCCGTCCGGGCACGTTGAGGAACTTGCAGTGCACGATGTCGTCGGGCGTGTAGTCGCGGCCGAGATAGCCGTAGCGCAGGCGCGGGCTCGCGGGGTCGTGGCCGTCGTCGCTGACGGTCACGAGCTGCGGGGGCAGCACCTCGCAGGTCACGATCTCGCCGCCGTATCTCACCAGGCGGATGAAGGCGTTGCCGTCGAGGACCATCGAGGCCACTATGTCGGCGAGGAAGTCACGGCGTGAACGGTTGATGTCGGGGCGCTGGACGAGCGCGCTGACGGTATCGAGCTTGATGCCGTTGCGGGTCTCGTTGATCGGCAGGCCGGTGATGGCTGTCTGCAACACCTGCACGCCACGGAACACGGTGGACAGGGTGAGCGGGTCGCATTCCGCGCGGCGGGCCGGGGGCAGGATGCCGTCGGGCACGTCGTCGAGCGCGGCCGCGCCACGGGTGACGATGCCGCCCGCGAGCTTGAGCCTGCGCCAGAATCCAAGTCGTTCGTTCATGCCCACAAGAATGGGGCCGAAGGCGGCGGGCCGTCCAGCACCGTGAAGCCAAGCGAAGCCAAGCGAAGCCAAGCGAAGCCAAGCAGCGCCATCAGACTATGAACGGCGTGGTCTCCTCGGGCTGGTGGGTCGCTCCCCATGCGGCCAACATGCAGCTTTCGAGCGGCGACGTGAGGCCTGTGGAGCCACGGCGGGTGATGCGCCATGCGTCGCCGCTCCACGTGCGCGCGCTTTTGGCCACGCTCATGTCCAGTTCCGTGTCGAGCGCGTGGGTCACGGTGTGGTTCTGCAAGCCGGAAACGTAGGCCTGGCCGACCGCGAGGTAGTCGGCGGCGGAGAGTTCCACGAACCTCACGAGCGGGTCGCCGTAGCTGTCGGTGAGCGATGCGAGCCGGTCGCGCAGGTCGGCGTTGGGGCCGCGCGTGTCCATCACGAGCGGTGCCGCGTAGTCGGTGCACAAACGGGTTATCTCGTCGGGGGCGTTGCCGGTGCCGGCCAGCACCTTGAGCAGTTGGGTGGTGACGGTGCCGTCCTGGTTGACGATGCCGACGCTCACGCTGGTGTTGGTGGCGTCCACGTCCACGGCGGCCGCGAACACGATGGGCCGGCCGTCGAGCTCGGCGGGCTTGATCGGCGCGACGGCGGTGGTCTCCCATAGGTCGGCCGCTATCACCCTGTCGGAAACGCCGGTGTCGCGCCTGTTGCCGAACGCGCGCGCCCAACCGGCCACGTTGTCGCCGAACCCCTCGCGGAAGTCGCGCAACTGGGGCTTGTACCACAGGTAGCCGGCGGCGGGATGGTAGCGCATGACCACGTCCAGGTCCTCGGGGTCGGCGTCCTCGGGTATCCCGAAATCGAACCAGCAGGTGCGTTCGGGCACGTCCCCGGCGCGCAAACCGTCCAGCAGCGGGTTGAAATAGGTGCTGTCGGCGTTGCCCTCGGTCGAGGTTATCCACCGTTGCGCGGCCACCCCTGTGCGCATCAGACGAGTGTTCATGGTCGGTATTATCGCGTCCATGATGGTGTCCCCGGCCTCCTTCGTCAGCGAGAACGCCTCGTCGATGGTGACCTTGTCCATCTGCTTGCCGTGGCCGGCTATCTTGGTCATGGCCATGGGGCTTATCGTGCTGCCGTTCGTGAAGCTCACGCTCATGCCGCCGTTGGAGAACCGGAACTTACGGACCTTCTGCATCAGGCGCGTGCCCTGCATCAGTTCGGCGTACTCCTTGAAATGGTCCTCGGCGTCCTTGCCGGTCTGCGCCGCGTAGGCAATGCGCCGGCGGCGGCCAAGTGATGCGTTGAACGTGTCCGACGAGTCCACCAGCGCGCTCTTGCCGCACTGGCGCGGCGTGCTGATCACTATGGTGTCGTAATGGAAGGTGCCGGTGTCTTCGTCGATCTCGCAGGCCACGTCGGCCACGTAGCGTTGCCACGGGATCAGCGGTGTGCCCATCATGGCCGCGATGCCCGCCAATCGCGGCCCCAACGTCCTGCGCGTCTCGTCGCGCCGGGTGCCGCCCCTAATCAGCATCGCCGGCACCTCCCGACCATGCGGCCTCCACGTCGTCGTCCGCGACGACCTCGGCGGGATACATGTCGCGAATCTTCCATAAAGCGTCGATGTACTGCGCCATGTTGCGGCTGATTTCACGGCCTGACCGGTTCTGGCTGTCGATGTTGGCCGCAAGGGAGAGCATGGCCTGGCAAAGACCATCGCGGATGGGGTCGTATTCCGGGTGCGAGTCCTCCAAGTCCTTGACGATGCGGCGCGTGGCCTGCTCCTGCGGGCCGATGTCCCGGCCGGTGTCCTCGTCGAATCCGTCGAGCATCATACGTGGTTTGCTCCAATCATAAAAAAGGTGTATCTTGTGTTTTTGAAGAGCGATACCCGGAAAACGTTGGAATATCAACGTTTTCCGGCTTTTTTATTCTTGGGTTGGGGGGAGAAAAAACTGGGCGCGGGGTCTTGGTCGAGGCCGGCGAGTTTAAAAAACCGCGTTCACCACTCAGGCCGCGCCGCGACGCTGGCGGCGTCGGAGCGAAGGCCCAAGGCCGTGAGACGGGCCCGCCGGGCGGCCTGCCTTGCATCCACCAGCGCCTGCGAGAGATGCAGCGAGTACCATCGGCGCACCAGCACGCGCTCGTCCTCGGTGACCGCATGGTCCCATGCCTCGGCGTAGTCCACATCCGTCACGTGTATGTCGTAGTCCAGTGCCAGCCACTCGTCCAGCATCCGCGGGTGTCGGCGGCTGGACGGGAACGAGCGCACGCACCACACGTCCAACGGTTCCGCGCATGTGGTGAAGCTGCGGTACGCGGCGCTCCACGCCATGCCCACGGCCACGCGCTCGGCGCGCGACTCGTGCGCGGCCACGCCCATAGCGTCGGCCAGATACGAGTACGCCACCACAGGGTCGGCACTGCGCGAGTGTTCGGTGATGTAGTCCAACGCCACTGCGTCGCAACCCGGCGGGCACACGATCATGTGCAGGCGTGCGCCGTAACCGTACAGCACGCGGTCCTGGCGGCTGGCGTTGCAGTGCTTGCAGGCGCGGCGGATGTTGGCCACGGTCGCTTTGCCGCCGTGCGAGTGGGGCACGATGTGGTCGTCCTCCTCGCCCACCACGGTGCATCCCGGCAATCCCAGCCAACAGGTGTTGCCGTATGCGGCGATGACCTCGGCGCGCACGCGCGGGTCGATGACCTGCCTTCTGCCCATGGTCATCTCTCCTTCCGTGCGGCGAGCCACATGTCAAGGTCGGCCAGCTCGTACAGGATCGGGCTGTTAGGGGCCTCGCCGCTTCGGAAGTACGCCGGCCCCGTGCCCTGGTCCCGCATTCGCTGCATCGTGCGCCGCGACACATGCAGATACCTTGCGGCCTGGCTGACGGTGAGTTTCACGCGCGGGTTCACAGCAGACCAACCCATGCCTTGAGCGACGTGATCAGGTCGTCGCGCCTGAACTTCTGCACGCCGTTGATCCGTTCGGGCTTCCTGATGATGCCGTAGCCGTCGTCGTCCGTGCTGATGAGCTGCTGAAGCACGTGATCGCCGGTCGGGTCGGCCCTGTCGGCCACGCTCGAAAGCCTCAGCAACAGACGCACCTGCTCACGGTCAACGTATTCCACGGTCACCGTGTCGTGCTCCAACTGGCGGACGTTCCAACGGATGACGTTCTTGATGTCCTTCTTGCGCTGCGCCTTTGATTCCGGGGACTGGCGCCGCGCGCGGGTCCGGTACTGGCGACGTGACTTGTTCGGCTTGTAATCAACCGCATAACCCATGAGATTCTTTCCTTTCGATGCAACGGCCAAGTACTTTCGCTTGGTTCTCCAGATATCCAAAGTCTTCAAATTTCCATGACCTTCGGGTGGTGACGGAGGGAGCGGGGAACCCAAGCCGGAAACGGCCGATTAAAGCCGCCCAGAGGGTTCGCCCATGCTTCGTAACGGAGCCCGTCGGTCGCATGAGGTCAGCGGGCCGAAGCCCGCGCGGAAGGTCTCGCTACAAGCCCCCACGAACCGTGGATGGAAGACGCCAGTTCCGCCCGAACACGCCGACCTGAAGCGATCTGTAAACCCGCATACGACCCCCGCCGCGTGGTAACCGCCCCGCGTTCGGGGCGTGTTTGTAACGCGCTGGGCAAGGCGCGGCCGGGTGCTTTGAACGTGCTAGGGCTAACCGACGGTCGAGGCCCATCACGGCACATGAAATTTTTCGAGAACGCTACGCCCGTCTTCGGCGCCGCGCGGGCTTCGGCCAAAGCGTCGGTCGCCGAAGCGCGCAACGCCTCCACCAATGGCCTGGTCAACACCTGCCGGGTCTGGATATCCCCGGAATCGGCATTGAGATAGAACAAACCCGGATAACCCGCAACCGGCACGATCACCGCTTTAGAAGCCATCGTCATCACCCGCCAGAAACCTCTCGAAATCCACGATCAGAAGGCACAAGCCCAGAAACAGCAGCACCCACGGAGCCGTCACGAGCAGGACAACAAGCCGGCACACGAACCGGCACGCGCGTTTCAGCCGTCGCATACGTCACACCTCCGCCATGCTCGGCGGAATCTTCGGCCCCTCGACTGCGAAAACGCAATCCGGGCACATCTTCGAGTGCGGCCTCATACGCCACCCGCGCGCCGACATGGCCATATCCGGGTCCTGATTCAACGGCACGAACGCCTCGGCCCCGCACACGTCACAACGAACCACATACGCAATCATCTGCAAAACCTCCATCGGTCGAACGGTTGAAAAGGGGCTCCTTCCCCCGCCGTAGGCTAGAAATCGCACAAACCAGCCCAAGGAAGAACAGACGAAGGAAGGAAGAATCATGATTCCCGACTGGATCAACGCCGTCGCCGCCGTCTCCGCGGTAATTGTCGCCGGCATAGCACTGTGGCACTCGTACAGAATCGACAAACAGAACAGCAAACTGCTCGAACGCCAGATAGCAAGCGAATACGTGTACTGGCACGTCACCGCCGACTACTGGGAGTCCAAACGATTCACATTCCGCAATATCGGCACTCATGCTGCAAAGAACGTGAAGGCCTACATATTCATCGAGGGAACGAAGCGCCTTGACAATATCGGTCCCATCGAAACGGTGCCGGCCGGAGAATCCTTCTCCGAAAGATCCGAAACCTTCCTCAGCCGGGAAGGTGCAATCGGGAACTACTACGACATGAAGAGCTGGAATAGAACAACCCACACGGAAACAAGCCCTCTTCACATCCAGTTCCTCATCGAATGGAAGGACAGCATGGGATTCAACAACCACCAAGAGCTCACGGTCAAATTCGGATGACATCACGAATCGCACCTCCGATTCAAAGGCTCCATCTGAAAACTGCTTGCATAACCCGGAACCCAAGCCGCCGCGAAGGACTCACCGCCGATGCAAATGACCTGAGTGGAGAAGAACCTATCGGATGAAGATTCCTCCTTCGGCTCCATGCAACCAGAAAGCCCAAGCAACATCGAAAGCGCGAGAACAGCAGACAGAACGCGTTTGCGCATCACGCCACCTCCAAAGGCTTCGCGTAATCGGAACGGCCTGTGAGGTAATCAAGCGACACGTCGAACGCGTCGGCGATTTTCCGCATGTCCTTCAAGGTGAAGTTGGTGCGGCCGTGAAACTTGTCGCTCACGGCCTGTTCGGACACGCCCAGCACCTCGGCTAGGTCGCGCTGCTTCAGGTGGTGGGCCCTCAACAGTCTTCGGATATTGCTAATCAAATCTGCCTTCTTCGTAGAAGCTACTGAATATCTGTAATTACTACACGTCAAAAACTGAATCTGCAACCGCGACGCGCCTAGTAGCTACGGAATATCCGTAGTAAATTAGTGGTTATGACAGCAACAATGACAATGCCGAACGCGATGCGTAGGCAAGATGTAGTAGCAAAGAACGTTGGTTTGATGGTGAAGGCGCGTGGGCTGAAGAAGAAGGATCTAGCGCAAGCGATGGGGATTTCCCCTCAGGCTGTTTCCACGCGGTTGCAGGGTACTGCCAATTGGACGCTAGACGAGGCTTGCGCGGCTGCCGATTTTCTCCGCGTGCCGCTGGACACACTTCTTCGCGCGTCGCTTACCGCCGGCGAGGTGCTGGGGTATGAAAAAACCGCCGCCCCGGATGATTCCGGGAACGGCGGTCAATTGGTAGCGGGGCATGGATTTGAACCATGGACCTCTGGGTTATGAGCCCAGCGAG